CCTCGGTCAGCGTGATGGTGCGGGACTGCGAGATTGCGACACTGTTGCCGTTCACACCGTCCAGGAACCCGTCTGCGTCAATCACCGCATCGGTGGACGTGGTGTAATCGCCAACATCGATTGTCAGCGTGCCGCCCTCTGCCGTGGTCACATTGGCCCAAACGGCCAAGATGGCCGTCTCGGACGGGATGGTCATCAGTTTAACGACTTCCCCGCTCGCGACGTTGGTCGTGGCTGTGTCGATCGTGAACTTCTTGACTGCGGTCTTGCCGAACGCGGTCGCGGGAACGGCATCGCCGGTTCCTTCGAGGTATGTGGTGGTGACTGCCATGATGTTATCTCCTTGGCTAGAGTCGTGGTCTTGTCAGGCCCTTACGGACCCAGTGAAGAGGGGTGGAGGGGATTGCCCTCCACCCCTCGTTAGCGGTTAGCCCTTCTTGACGTAGCCGTGGCCAAGGGCTTCAGACTTGATGGTCTTGTGACCGAAGACCTGAAGCATCCGGACCAGAACGCCGAAGTCGTCCGGGTTGCGAACGGTCTCGACCTTCTTCATCTGCGAGGCAAACGCGATGGCCGACTTGTGGCCGAACATCGTGTTCGTCACCTGCACGGTGTCCGTCGCCGTGGCGAGGTTGTTCGTGCGGTAGATGTGGAAGCGGTCAATCATCCCGATCCGTCCGTTCCGAAGCATGCTGGTTCCGTCGCCAGCCAGGCTTGCATCTTTCAGTTCGGACTGCTTGATCAGGCCGCACGCCCACGACGGGAGCAGGAACCACCGGTCTTCGTCCGGTACATTCTGCTCGTCGAGCACGGTGCCGCAATCCACGATCCATCCCACGATGTTATCCGTGGTCAGACCATGCGGGTCGCCCGAAGCGCCAAGGTCAAACCCACCGGAGATGGCCCCGGCCGTCGTGCCCTTGTTGCTGGCGTGCGCGTCCGAATAGACGGAACTCAAGACGCTGTAGTCTACAGCGACCTTCAACGCGACGGAGGCATGCTCTGCCCATTTCGTCGCCAGGTCCTGGTCGAACTGCTGGAGGTCCACGTCGTTTTCGCTGATCGCCCAATACTTGCCCTTGTTGATCAACAGGTCGACGTAGCCCGGCTCAGGGTCTTCGTACTCGAGTTTCTGGCCCTTGACGTAATCTTTCGCGTTGATCGTCGGCAGTGTGCGGATGCGGACGGTATCGCCCGAATCGGAGACGTACTTCTCGAATTCGGTCGTGGCGATGGCGCCAAAGACGGTTGCGCGGTAGAACTCCACGAGCAGCGCCAAGGCGTATTTGACCGGGATGCTTGTCCCGGAGTGTGAAACAGAACCTGATGCGGATGGATATGCCATTGTGTTTTCTCCTCATCGCCACGACGAGGCACGTCAACTGAAGCAACGCGGGGCTAGGCCGCCGACTTCTTCTTGTTCGATGCCTTGTAGCGAGCGATCAAATCTTTCCGTTGGATTTCAAGCTCCATCGGGGTCAATCCGGACGTGATGAGGCGCTGCAATTCAGCAACGTACTCATCGTCGGTCATGCCGACCGGGGCAGCCTGGGGCTCGGGGGCCGGGCTGTTCGGTGGCACCACCTGTTCCGATGTTGAATCCGTGGGAGCGGTTGGTGTCTGACTCGGGTTCCGCTTGGCAAACGCTGCGAAAAGGTTGGACACACGCACGGGATCACGCGACTTGACGTGCTCATTGAGCAATGCCCCGTAGGAAAACCCACTCAGCGGGTCGACTTCCTCCAGGAAGGCATCAAACTCGTCCATGGCGTTGACCGTCTGCCAATCGGGGACCAGTTGCGTCAGATCCGCGTAGAAGCGGTCCTCGGCCTGCTGCTCGATAGACTGACGGAGCTCCTTGACCTCTTCCGATGTCCCGGTGTTGGTCGCAGCGAGAGCCCTCTGGGCCTTGATGACGGTCCTCCAGTAGTCAATCCCGTCTTCGTCGATCTGCTCGGCCGTCGCGATGGACTTAACCATCTCGTCGGTGATCTCGTTGGCTGGGGTTGCCTGGGGCGTCACGGTTGGCGGCGGCGCTGCTGGCGCGGGTGCCTGCGTTGCCTGTTCCAGTTTCGCGGTCAGTTGGTTGACCTGATCACGAAGACGGGCCGTCTCTTTGACGTACTTGCCGTTGACGACATCAAACCGGTGTTTCCAGTCCACTGCGGGAGCCGGGGCCGGAGCGGAGTCCGGTGCGGGAGTCGCGACAGGTGGCTGGGCGGGGTTGATGGGCTGCGCGGGCGTTGCGGGTGCGGCCGGGGGAGCGGCGGCGGGCTCAACCGATGGTGGGGTTTCCACCGGGGTTGGCGCCGAAGCCGGATTCGGTTCCGTCCTCATGGCTTCGTCTGCTGCGGCCTGTAATGCGCTTGGGACAGGATTGTCCATTGCGGTACTCCTTGGTTGCGAGCCCTTGCGGGGATTCGCGGGGTTGTGGGGAGCCTAGAAGGTGTTCCCCGTTACTTGTTCGTTCTCGAGCGCCTGGGCCAGTTGGGCTTCAGCGGATTCGATAGCGTTTACAATCTGGTGCAACACGCGGGCCTCGTACTTGGAGTCCCGCGCCTGGTTATCGTCTGGTGAGTCAATCGCCGTCCGGGTGGACTGCTCTTCCGATGCCTGGAGCCAGTCGCGCACGTTTTGCCACGGCGCACCGCCCGATGAGTTCAGGTAGGCGAAGGACCCCAAAAGCTGGATGTCAGCCGTAACGAGCATCAGCGCCATCTCCTGATAAGGATTCGACCGGCGATACCAATGCGCGTACGCAGGGGCTCGGTATTGATCACGGCCTTGAGCGTCCTTTCGGCGTGCTCGCCCGCATGCAGGGCCTCGCGGAACAGGGTCTTCGTGTCCTTGAGTGCGGTCTTGGCCTTCATCCTCTGAATGCTTCTGGCGCTTGTTGCGGGCATCTATGCGGCCTCCTCGGTGGGTTGTTCCTCAACGCCGGCGCCCTGCTGCATCAACATGGCCTGCACGCGCTGCTTCATTTCCTCTTCGGTCGGGATGATGTCGTCGACTTCCATGTCCAGCCCCTGGGCGACTTTGCGGAGAATGGCGGCACGCCCCTCAATCCCGATGATTTGCAGGTCAATCGGGTTGTTCGTCATATTCAGGAACTCTTGTCGGCGCATCTGGGTTTGTTCGCGGACCAGCATGGCGAGGGCGCCCTTGGGAACGATCTGCACATCGCCCTTGAGGCTTTCCTCTTCGAGATAGCGCATGTTCCAGGTATAGAGCCGCTCGATGGCCGGACGCAGCACATCGCGGTCGATGTTTTTGATTACGCGCTTAATGCCCCGGTTTGAGGCACTCATCAGCATGGAGAGTCCGCTCGCCGTGGCCCCAGCCCCCTTCATATCCTCGTTGCCGTAGACGTAGCGAGGGATCAGTGTCCGGTCGTCAGCCTTCTTCTCAAAGAACTCGATGACCTCCATCAGTTCCTGTTGACGAGCGTCAGGCTGGAAAAAGTCGATGGCCTTGCGGGCGCCAATGGCTTTTTGTCCGTGGAACAGCCAGACCTTCCATGCGGCCATCTTGCGTGCATTGGCGACCTCGCTTGCCGGGAGTGCGTCAAGATCGACGGCAACCTGTGGGCCGGATGCCAGCGCCAGGTTGTTCATCAGGTTGCGCGTGGCGCCGTTGACGCCCTCTTGGCAATCCTCCATCTTCTCAGAGACGGAACTCAGTCCCCAAACGCTGTTCTTGTTCTTGATGAACGAGGACACGAAGTAAGGGCGACGCCCCAGCGGGTCGGGATTCAGAACAGCGCGAACCACGTTGTTGTCGATCAGAACGCACGTCACTTCGTAATACTTGAACTTGTCCGGGACCTTGCTGGCCGACATGCCCCAGTCAATCAGCATGGACCCCTGTACGCGCCCCCAGAACTCGATGGCGCGCAGCGTGGAGTCGGGTTGCCCGGAGTTGACTTCCTGTTCGCGGTCCTCATACCCGGCCATCTCTGATTCACCGGCGATCTGCGGAGAAGCGTGTCCTGCGTCAGGAGTCGTATTCCCCGTGGTTGGGTCAATCTTGGGACCATCGGCCAGCACAGCCTCAATGTCCTTGCGGCTCCACCCTGGAAGGTCGCGCATGTCGGACAGGTGCGCCCGGTCATAGTTTGTGATCTCGCAAACATAGGACTCATTGACGTGGCGGGCGTTCGGTCCCATGAAGAACCAGAACGGGTCGACGCACCTCCACGTCGGGGCGACGACCTCTTTGACTTCGACCTTGCCGTTTTCCCACACGAGGCGCTTCTTGCGCTCGAAGACCGGCCCCTTGAAGATCGCTGACGGGTACGTACCAAGGTCGCTGGTGAACTCCTTGAACGCATCGAAGAAGCCGCCCTCCTGGGTCTGGTCCTCCATCTTGCGGACCATCCGCTCGCAACGCTCCTTGGCGTCGTCGATCAGCATCTGCAACGTGATGTCGTAGAGATCCTGAGTGAACTCTTGAACTTCCGTTGGGGAGGGTTCATACCCCTGCTCTCCGAGCTGCATGAAGTGCTTGATGGCGTTCTCGTACACCCGGATCGTCTTTTCCTTGGGCAACGATGGTATCGGGGTCGGTTTGGCGTCCCACACCTTGTCGCCGACCGGGGCGAAAACGTCCTCCATCCAAGCCTCAAACGCCTCGCATTTGGTTTCGGTGATATTGAAAAACAACTCCGAGCCGCCGTGCTGCCGAATGGCGGTCAGCTTGCTGCCCTCGTAGACACCGCTCTTGAGGCGACGAGACTTGAGAATGCGGTCGGTAACGCCTGAAGACTGCCTGTGCATCTCGGCTTTGCCGAAGCAGTGCAGGACGTGGCTCGCCAGGGAAGAGAGCACGGGGGACGCAGGAACCGAGGACTTAGCCTTGGCTACCTCCTCTTGGTCCAGTTGTGCGTTGCTCTTTATGACCAGTGCCATCGGTTCTCCAAAGACAACGGGCGTAATGGGTATGGGCTGCCCATTACGCCCGCATCCGTGCCCGAAGCACTCTACTCGGCTATCCTCCGTCGAGGGTTCGCCTAACTGTCCTTTTCCTACCCCAAATCGGCGGGGTTCGCAATCAGATAAATCCTTCCCAGTTGCTCTCTTGCGGCGGCGGGGGGGCAACAGTCTCCTTGAGGATCACAGAATCGGCGCCAGACACGGCGTACTGTAGGGCATCTGCAACGTGTGACCACTTGTTTTTGGCTGGCTTGTCCTTGTATCGGTCCTCCCCGGTGACTTGCACCCGCTCGAAATGGTAACCCCCACGGAATCCTTCAATGATCATCTTGCAAGACGGGTCAATCAGCAGGGAGGGCTTGCCCATGTCCACCGTTCGGAACAGGCGATCCATGACCATCTGGCGCCGGACTCCGAAGTCATTGGTCGGAGCGGGCCGAGTGGGAATCCCCATCTGCGCCAGCATCGCAAGGGGAGACAACTCGATGTCAGCCTGGGCGCCCGCCACGCCGGCCGGGTCTCCGATGCTCTCGACGGTCATTCCGGGGAAACACTGGGCCAGCATCGGCTTGACAGCATCCCCGGCGAATTGCTTGATGCCGCCACGCTCGCATACCAGTTCCCGCAGGACGCGCAACTGACCGCTCGGGGCGATCTGGCAAATCACGCACGCCGGTGTCAGCCCGAAATCCCACCCGAGCAGAATAGGCAAACCACGGAACATCCCCAGCGGGCGAGTGGAGACGTGCTGTGCATCGTTGAAAGCGTGCAGGTAGACCGGCTTGCCGGAGAAGACGTTGCCGTACTCCCCGCAACAGTGAACCAGTATCCAGTCGATGTCACTGCCTTCAGTGAGCCGTAGCCAGTATTGATACCCTAGCTGGTGGTTCTGCACATTCTCAGCGGCCGGGTTGGCCTCCCATCCAGAGATTCGGCCGTTGGCGTTACGGATCGGGATGAGTGCCCCGGGCTGCCGAAAAAACTCCCAGTTGCTGTCGATGAGCTTCCCGTCATCATCCCACTTGTCTGGGCGCTCTTCGGCCATCTTATACCACCAATGGTCCGTGTCGGGTGGATTGGTATCCATGATCATCCCAGTCCATCGGATCGGAGCGTCGGACTTTTTCGGGTAGCGCCCGGTGCGAGAGAAGGCCGCCTTGATGACGGTCAGGGAGAGTTCACGAGCTTCGTTGACCCACACCCCGGTCAACTCAAGAGATAAGAGTTTGCGGGTGTCTTCGGGGCGGTCGATGGCGAGGAACACGATTTCAGCCTGGACGCAAGTCCCGTCACCCAACGGGAACTTCAGATTGCCAGAGATGGGTGCCCCGTAGGTGATCCGACAAATCTTGTCCGGGAACCATTCCTGCCACGTCCGGATGGTCGTGCTTTTGAGTTCAGGGTATGTATTCCTGATGATCGCCCAGCGTGATTTGCGGACGCCTTCAGCATTGGGGGGCTGTTCCATGCAGCACTTGACGATTTCGACACAGCACCCCACCGATTTACCGGAACCAATCGGTCCCATGAGTCCCTTGACGTCGGCGGTGGAGTCATGGAACCGCTCTATGGTCGGCTCGGCTTCGTAGTCGATCTTCTCTATGGTCGGCTCAGTTTCGTAGTCGATCTTCATGTTAGAAGTTCATTATACGGTTTCAGCGAATCCAGCGGCAGCGGAACGCCCCAGCAGGAGGCCGTAGCCAGGACGCCCGCGCCGCCGAAAGGGGTTAGTCGTATTCAAACGGCGGTAGACCGGTCAGCTTCCGCTCCAACAGTTCAAGCGACCGCCACGCAGCAGCCTCCAGGTCGCCTTCCATCAGGTGACGGACGATCTGATTCCCGTCGCCGATGGATTTCTCTTTCGCCCAGTGCATGGGCTCGCCAGGGTTATGCTGCTCGTTTCCCCGGTAGCTGTGGGCCGCCACGGCCGCGCAGGCGTGGGGAAAGTACTGGAGGAGTCCGGTGAAGACAGGGAACCGCTTGCGCTCCTCGGCGTCATCAGGGAAGACGGGTCGCGGAGAATCGAATGCGTTCGGATCAAGAAAACCGTGCGACATATCCTTTTCTGGCATCACTCCACCTCTACGCCATACTGCTGAATCAGCCACACGTCATCCACCAGGAACCACTGCAACGCAGGGGCCAGCAGTTCTGGGATGTCCATCGTCTCACCCGGTGCGGGCGCCTTGTGGAACCGATCCACCGTATCCAGTTGAATCACGGGGCCGGTGGTGCTGCATCCTGCCATTGCGGCCATTGCCAGCAACGCTATCACTTTCTTCATAGGTGGCCTCCTTATGACATGAGTCGCTATGTCTTGAACCGTTGAATCATGGCGGCGGCAAGCGACCGTCCGCGCCAGACCGGGACGTGGACTCGCTGAAACTCGCCGGACTTCGCAAGGAAATCAATGGCGTAGCCCTGAGACCACGACGTGGGATTGCTGTTTTGCCAGACCGGCTGCATCGAGCACAGACATCCTGGGTTGAACGCTTTGCAGATGCCAACCGATGGGAACACCAGCGTAGCCGTGTCCTCCCGGTGTGTGTGGAAAAACGTAACGTTCCCGGCCGCTTTGCTGACAGCATCCCGGGCCGCGTTCTTAGAAGCCCCCAGTTCATGGGTGAAGAACATCTTTCCAAGCTGTATCCACCCTCGCGGGAGCCCGTCGCCATAGACTTCTGACCGGCGATAGTAAGAGATCCCCCGCTCGGGTAGCCGCAACATGAACTCAGGAGCGAACGCTTGACGCAGGAACTCGGAATCCCTTGCGTGTGCCCTGGTCCAGTCCACGATGCTGCGCTCAACGCGATCCTCGTGATTACCCTCGACGTAATGAATGCATGCTTTGGGAGCCACGGCCTGTAACCGATCGAGGAAATCGTTGCCAGCGGCAATATCCTCCTGGTAGGAGTAGTCGCACAGGGCCACGAACCCCACCGGTTGGTGTCGGGCAAGCCATCCACCGCACTCAAGGATATCGCCGCCCAGCACAATTTCGTCGGGCTCGAGCGTCTTCACGTCCTTTAAAAACACGCTCACCGCCTTGGCGTCCTGCATCATGCCGTGGACATCCCCCGCCGAGATCCGCAGCGCGTCGGCCTTGGTCTGCTTCTTCGGTGGCGGGGACTTGGGCACGGGGCGAGCGGTACGCATGTCGGTGTACTCTGCCAGCAGATCGTCGCGATCTTTCTTCAGGGCAGCCACCATGCGCCGGAGATCGTTGGTCTGCGCCTGGTAGGCGATGACCTTCTCCATGGCCACGTCATCTGACGCGCCCTCGGACGGCAGTTGAAACGGTCATTTGGTGTCCATGATTACATGCCTTTCGGCGTATCCGGGTGTACGACACAGGCGACGTACTGCCCGGGAGCCTTGTTGTCTTCGACGTAACGGAGGGAACCGAACCGCCGTGCCTTGGTGCGAATAATGTCCACGCTATTGCCCCACTGGTCGGCCAGGTGGTCGAGCGTGTATCCCATGCCGCGGCGGAGAGCGTAGAATCGCGCCTTCCACACGTCGGTCGGCTTGGATGCCAGGAGGTTGCGCCCCTCGAGCGAAAAGCCACCGA